GATAGCATTGATGTCTCTATTAGCAGTCCCTGATTTTTCAGGGTTCTGAAGCAACTGAATAACCGTTGCCCAATTTGAAGGATGAACAAGCAGGTATTTCGGTCTTAATGCTGTGGGAATACCCTGGTCATTTGGAGTTGTTCTCATTGCTGCAATTGCTGCTTCAAGTGCACTCACACTCAAATCAACATTGGTTGCAGGGCGGTTTGAGAAAGAAGTTGTGCTTGAAGAACCATAAAGCGGATGGTCTGTCGCACAAAGCACTTTCCCATCAGCTCCTGTATAAGAAGCATTCTGTGACCTATCAAAAATCTGTGCACAATAGGTCTCAAGAGTTGCTCTTGCAGAACTTGCTAACATTGCAGGAATTTTCCTCAAATGACCTGACTTGTCATCATCAAACGCTTCTTTCGTTATTCTCACACCAAGAGAATAAGTCACAGGTGTGAAAGTTTTGCTATACTTCTGTTTCGGTTCATCAAAATTAGCATTTACACCTTCCTCTTTCTTGGGGATAAGCCCAATACCTGTGAAACCAGCAAACTTGTTATAAGCGTCTTGTGAATTTACCACATTAAAAATCTTATCAAAGATAGTTTCTTCTGCCTGAAAATTATCAAGGAATATCTTATCATAATCTTTGGAAATTAGATAAGCAATCGAACTTTTATTTACAGCCATTTTCTACCTCCTTTTTACGCTGCTTCCTTTGCGTCAAACTGCGAAGCCGCAGCAAGAACCTTAACTAAAACTCTTCCATTAGTTGTTCCAGCGTCATCCACCAAATCAACCACCTTAAAAGCATCGTGGTCTGTGTCGCCCAAATCTACATAGACATCATTAGATGACTCATACAGAGCATAATGCTTACCAACGTGTGCAACAGCGGTTGTAACATCAGAACCACCATCAGTTGAGTATGCTTCAAAAACTGTAAGTGGTGTCGCCAGAAGAACTGGAATAAGTGTATCAGTCGTTCCTGAAGCGTCAGCACGAGCAATTCCAAGAATTTGGACTTCATCACTACCACATTCAGTAAGTTTACCACCTGAAAGATAAACGGGCTGACCTTTCTTAAAACTCTGATTTGCTGCTTCAGGATACCAATGAACTAAATGTACTCCTTCAGCATATTTAAACTTTGCCATTTTTTACCTCCTACTTTTTATTTGTTTTTCTTATCCTCTTTATTTACTTTCAATTTTTCCAACTAACTCCAACCTTTTGTCTATGTCCCTTACTTCCTCTTTTGTTTTTGGAGTTGCTTCTCTTGTTATTTTTTTAATCAACTCATCTTTTTGTCTTTCTCTATCTTCAAAATCTTTTTCGTGAATTGCCATCAAAATTGTATCACCAACTCTGACAGGCACTTCTTCCTGACTTCCTTTTTCTTTCTTCGTAATAATCTTGTATCCCAACCCTTCTTTGAAGTTTATTCTATCCTCATCAAAGCGAATAAAAACAAAATGGGCATTCGGATACTTCTTTTTTATATCTTCTGAAACTTTAAACGGGTCTCTTGTAAACCAATCCTTTCTTCCAAGAACTTTAATTTCCATACTTGCCTCCTTATAATTCTATTAACTTATCTAAATTCTCTTTTTTCTTCTCTATTCCACCATTTGCAAATTTCTCTATATCCTCTATATTCGCCCCTACTCTTAATAGATAGTTCTTTTCTTCTTCAGTTAAAACACTTTTTTTAGGTTTGCTTTCAACCTTCTTTGTATTTCCAGAAACAGAAGGTGGAGAAGCAGGTGTCCCCTTGCTTCTGGCTTCTGCTTTTACTCTTTCTATAATGTCATTGAAATTCTCTGCTACCACTTCTGCCCACGCTCTTTTCACTGTCGTGGGCTTAATCCGCTCCGCAAGTGGAACAGAACTCAATTTTTCAATTACCTTGTCTTTGTAATCCTTAAATAAAGGATTTTCATTTTCAAATCTTGATAATGTGTTCTCAAACTGCGAAGACAAAATCGTCTCCTCAATAGGTTTTAACTTCTGCTCCAGCACAAGGTTCTGCACATCCCAAAACGCCTGTATCTGATTAAAAGGCATTCCATACTTTTCTTCAAGTTTTTCCTTAATGTCTTCCGAAAAATCGCCTATTTCAGATACATTCTCACTCTTCTTTAATCCTTCAATTTCCTTGCGGAGTTGAGCCCTTTCTTCTTGGGCTCGTTTCATTTCACGCACAGCATCGGCATACGCCTTTGCTTGGTCTTCTACGCTTTGAAATTTGTCAGCGTAGAACCAATCAGGTTTCTCCTCAGGTTTCTCCTGCTCATTAACTTCTTCTTCCTCGGCAGGAGTTTCCTGTTCGTTTTCCTGTTCAACTTCCTTTTCCTGATTAGCCGAGTTTTCCTCGGGGTCAGGATTTTCTACTTCATTCATTTCATTCTTCAACTCATCAGAAAAAATGCTCTCATCCATTTTTACCTCCTGTAATGGGCTCGCTTATGCGAGGTAGCATTACATTGAATAGCCATCTCCCAACTATTCTAATTATACCATAAATTCCAGATTTTGTCAAGTCCCTTTCTCTAATTCTTTTGGCAAATTCAAAACAAATCTCAATGCTCTTAATTCTCCTTTCCTTAATAAGTCCTTGTCATCTGTGGAAATCTCTAACTCATTTCTTACCGCTTTGAAATACTTAACTATCTCATCTACTATAATTTTCCATCCTTTTGTTTGTTCTAACTCTTCAATCAGTTCCTTTATTTCTTCTGGCGAATAATTCATTCTTCCTCCTCCTGTGCTTTTACTACATTTTTAATGTATGTTCTTCTGAAATCTTTTAATCTCCTTTGTATTTCTTTTTCGTCATATCCCGCTTCTCTCAATTCATTTTCAAGTTCTTTTTCCTGCAACATACCTTCTTTTGTCATCAACTCATCTTCCTTTTGTTTAAGAACCTGCATTTTGTCAAGCAGTTCCTGTTGTGCCATTTGAAGTTGCCTTACTTCCTCTGGTGTTCTTAATATGTCCTTTGCGAGATGTGGTGCTACTGTTTCTACAAAATATTTCTTTATCTTATACTTATCAACTTCGCCTGTCTGGTCGCCACCAAAAACCTGTAAGAGAGTCATTGCTATCTGCTTATCCAAATCTTTCATTGCTCTTACAGCGTCGGCAAGAACTGTTATTTCCATATCATCTAAATACTCTAAATCTTCACGAGTAAGTCGTTCCTCTCCCTGTTCTGAAAAATAAGCAATTCCTTCTTGTGGCATAAACTCATATAACAATTGTAATGTCTGATAAACTGCTTTTGTTAATCCATCCTGTATATTCTTTATAAGGAAGTTTACATTTACAGCAAATTCCTGAAGCATTGCCATAGTTCCTCTTGCTGTTGGTCTTTCAACTGCTTCTTCGCCAAGAGCATAATCACTTACAAAACTCATCTTTTGAAGTAAATTTATTACAAAGTTTTCTAACCGATAAAGGTCAAGAGAAACATTGCGAAATTCAAATTGTTTTATTACACCATCCAAACTCTGCACTGGTATTGCCACACCTGGTTTTATCTTTATCCTCGCAGGGTCAAACCCTTTATTCGGCACATACATATAAGTTATTGCATTTGCAAGAATGGAATTGTCTATAATAATGTTGTGTATTGTATCAAGTTCGTCATTGAGAAGTGCCAATCTCTGAGGCAATGATTGTCCGAGAATGCTTCCTGCAATGCGATAACAGGGAATTGATACGAAAGGTTTTCTTTTATCAAAAAATTTATTTTCATCAATATAAAATAAAATACCATTCTTTACATCCATTACAAATTGATATTCATTTTCCCCTTCGCCTAAATCATAAGAAGCCCAAATTTCATAAATTTCATAGTCATCTTCATCAAGCCATTCATTTGTATCGACACCAACAAATTCTGATTTTGTTTTTTCTACTTCGTCTGTTCTTTTCTTTGTAAATTGTATATTCTCAATCTTATCTAAATTCATCCAATCTTTCTTTTTTATTTCAGCGGTATTAAAATACAACCTTTGTGCTATCCAACTGGCATTTTCTATATTTACTGCTCCCTTTTCCCAGAATAAATCTTTAACTGATATTTCTTCCCATCTCGGAATAAAAACCTTTTCCTCAACCTGCTTTTTTATTAAGTTGTTAAACATATCTGTTTCATATCCCAAAACATTTTCCATCCCTTTTACTATTTTGCGGATTAAAGCATACTTGTATTTCTTTCTCGTATATTCATACGGATAAATTTTTAAAAATCTCGTCCCTTCTACGAGTATTCCTTGAAGCATATCACATACTATATTGAATATGCCTATTTTTTTTGTCATATGAAAATTAAAAGCGTCTTCAATTTTTCTTGCAGGTTCTATTGCTTCATTCGTTAATGGCGTGAGTGAAATAAATCTTCTTGAATTAAACAACGCATTTACAAATCTGCTTTCAAGAGTTGTCGTTGCAAAAGAACTGAATGGAATATGCACGTCTGAACTTCCTTCCCAAGGGAATGACTTATTTTTCTTTGAACTATAAGTTCCTAAATACCTATCCCAATACTCTGGTAATTTATCTTCAATCAGTTCCTTATTTGCCTGTTTTCTCTCATCAATTAAGCTTTTAAAATGAGCAACAATTTCCTTTTGTTTTTGTTCGTTTAATTCAATCATTTTTCTCCTCCGTTTCTTCCTCCACCGCCAGAATATCATCTGGCTCAATTATTTTATAGAGTTTTTTATTTATCATTAACTCCGCACCGATATATGGCTTAATATAAACTTTCTGCCCTCGCTTGAATGGATAGGGCAATTCTGCTTTTTCGCTTATCGCCATAATTACGCCAGAGTTTAATCTCCGCTGTTTTCTTTCTTTAACAACTTCTGGAAGGTAGATATTTCCTTCTTTTTCTGGCACTTCATCCATCAAAAGCAAAATCCTGTTTCCAATAATGCGTAAGGTTTCTCCATCAACTACTAAATCCATAATCCACCTCCTTTATCCATATCCTGTTCTTGAAAAAACATTATTTTGATTTGCTCTTCTATATTCTTCTTCCAAAATTTCCGTATTCATATTCGCCAATTTTTCATAAGCATAACAAGCCATAACAACTGCGTCTGCTCT